GAATGCGCCGCTGGTCGCAGAAGCGATCGCCCAGGGCATGGGCGTTACGACCGGCAAACTGAAAGAGCTGGGCGAGCAAGGCAAGCTGACCAGTGATGTCGTCGGTAACGCGCTGATCGCCGCCGCCGACAAGGCCAACGCAGCCTTTGCCAAACTGCCGCAAAGCCTTGAACAAGCGACCAACAAGATGCTGGCCCAGGCGACGCTTGCCGCGGCCGAATTCGACAAGATCGGCGGCACGACCACGACGCTGGTGACGACGGTTAATTACGTTACCGAGTCGCTGAAGCGGTGGACGGCCGAACTGGCAGAAACCAACGCCCGGCTTAATACGACGCAGATCCTAGTCGAATTCGTCAACGACATTCTGAAACTGGCGGCGGTCGCCGCGGTGGCGCTGAGCGCGGCTTTCGAGATTGTGGGCAAGCGCATCGCGTTCATTGCTGACCAACTCGACCTGCTGGTGAACTTAGACTTTACCGGCGTCATGGAAAGTTCGCGCCGCTGGCGCGAGGAATTGGAGCGCATCGAGGCGACGGCCAGCCGCACGATTGAAACGCTGATGAACCCGCCTAAGGCGCCGTTTGGCAAGGTAATCGGCGGCTCCGAGGAAACCGGCGGACAACCGCTGGTGCCCGGCAAACCGTTGAAGCCCGGCGCCGGCGGCGGCGGCGGCGGTGCCAACAAAGAAGCCGACGCGCTCAAGAAACGCGGCGAGGCGCTGGCGGCCCAGGTCAACGCGCAGAACGCGCTTAATCAGAAGCTCGCGGAATACAAGGAGCTGCTGGAAAAGGGCGCCATCAGTGAAGTGACCTACGCCCGCGCCGTCGAGGAAGCCAACCGGCAACGCTGGGCGGCCAACGACGCCATGCGCGCCGCGCTCGATCCGATCTTTGAATACAACAAGCGGATCGAGGAACTCGACCGGCTGCTGCAACAGAATGTCATCACCCTGGAAACATGGCGGCTGGCCTACGATGACGCCAACAAGAAGCTGACCGAAAGCACCAAGCGCAAGGACAACGAAAAGACCCCGATCGAGAAACTTGAGGAAAGCGCGCTACAGGCGATCGGCGGCGGAATCGGTGATTTCTTCACCGAGATCATTACCGGCAGCAAGACGGCCGAGCAGGCTTTCGCCGCCATGGTCCAGAAAATCATTACCGACCTCGCCCGATTGCTGGCCGAATTCGCCGCCGCCGAGGCGGCCAAGTTCATCATCAAGAGCCTGTTCGGCGGGACGCCCGCGGCCGGCGGCAAGGCAGCGCCAGCGCCGGCCTCGCTCATGCTGGCCAGCCGGCCGCCGGCCTGGAGCGCGGCGGCCTCGCTCGGCGTCACGCCGTTTGCCACGCCGGCCGCCGGCGGCGAGGCGGTCGGCGCTGCGGCCGGCACCAGCGGTGGGCCGTGGCAAGTGAACGTCCACAACAACGCGCCAGGGGTCGACGTGACCACGGCGCAGCGCAGCGACGGCGGCCTCGACATCATGGTGAACCGCGTTCGTTCGATGCTGGCCCAGGATGTGGTGCGCGGTGGCAACGCTTTCAGCCGCTCGCTTGAAAGCGCCTATTCGCTGGGACGCGGCCGATGATCAGCGCCGAACTCAAGCGCGTCTATGCCTCGGCGCCGTTCGACCGGCGCTATGTCGAAACGCTGGAACTGTCCCACCCGTATTTTCCGACAGTGTTCCGGCTGACCAACGACCCGGCGCCGTGGCTGTTCCTGCTGTCCAGCAGCGCGACCAGCCCGGTTCAATTCGTGCCCGTGCCGTTTCGCGTGCAGTTGCCGACGGTCGACGCCAAGGGCCAGCAGGATTTGCAGATCATGCTCGACAATGTCGGCCGCGAGGCGATGGACGCGATCGAGGCGGCGTCGTACCTGCCGACCGTCAATATCGCGGTGGTCTATCGCGTCTATATCGACATCGAGGGCACGGCGCCCCAGCTCGACCCGCCGCTGGTGCTGGCGTTGCAAAGCGTCGTCATCGACGCGCAGGCCATCACCGGCACCGCGACCCGCACCGACGTTCTTAATCGACCGTTCCCGAGCGAACTCTACCGCGTCGACACGTTTCCGGGGCTCAACCGATGAAAGGGGCGCACCATGTCGCTTCTGGCCGCTGTCATCTGGCTGCTGATCTATCTGCTGATCCTTGGCCTGGTCTTTGCCCTGGTGGTCTGGGTACTGCGCGACGTGCTGGGCATCGCGATACCGCTGCACATTCTGAAGATTGTCGGCGCGATCATCGTTCTGCTGGTGATCCTGTGGTTCGTGGCCACGCTGCTGGGCGGCGGCATGGCCGTACCGCGTCTCGGATGAACCACGCCGGCGACCTCGAATGGATCAACGACTACGTGGGCGTGCCGTATGTCGTGAATGGTCGTGACCGCAATGGCTGGGACTGCTGGGGCCTGGTGCTGGCGGTCTATCGCGATCGCCTGGGCGTCGAGCTGCCCGATTGGCGCCGACCGGAACCGTTTGGCCTGGTGGCCCAGGTGCGCGCTTTTGGCGAGGCCTGGCGTGACGTGCAGGCCGGCGCCCAGGCGATCGAGCTGACCACACCGGAACCGCTGGCGATTGCCCTGGTCGCCCGCACGGCCGGCGCGCCGCATCATGTCGGCGTCGTGGCCGGTCGCGGCGTGCTGCATTGCGCTGCGGTTTACGGCGGCACGGTGTGGGACACGACCGGCCGTTTCCTCAAAAGCTATTCGGGAGTCTCCTGGTGGCGCTGGCGTCGATAGTCTTTGTTAAAAATCCGCTGGCGCTGGCGGCCCGACCCGAGGCCATGCCGGTGGCGCCAGGGACGCGCCCGTATGACTGGCTCAAGGAACGTTACCCCGAGGGCTGCGGCGGCCCGGTGCGCCACATTCACAACGGCGTCGAAATCCCCGAGGACGCCGACGACTGGCTCGAGCGGCCGGTGATGGCCGGCGAGTGTTGCGTGCTGGCCGTCGCGCCGGCCGGCATCGAAGTCGCGCTGACCACCATTCTGATCACCGCGCTGGTGACGGCCGTTGTGTCGGCCGCCGTGTCGATCGGCCTGTCGCTGCTGTTTCCCGACCCGACCGCGGCGGCCGGAACGACGCCCAGCGTCAACGCGCAGAGCCCGGTTTACAGCGTGCGGTCGAGGCAGAACCTCGCGAGATTAGGCGAGCCGGTTCCGGTGGTTTACGGCAACGTCCTGATGACGCCCGACCTTTGCGCGGCGCCCTACAATATGTTCACCGATGGCCAGCGTGCCATGCACGTCGATTTGCTGCTGTGCCTGGGTCATGGGTTTTTCGCCGTCCATGAGGTGCTGGTCGGTGAGACTGAAACCTCATCCATGACCGGCGCCCAATGGATACAGGTCACGCCCAACGACCACGGTGGCCAGTTTGGCCACCTTGGCCCGATCGCCGCGGCCAACGGCTGGTCGCCCGGCTTTATTGAAAACGCCTATTCGAGCCTGGAGGTGGGCGAGCAACGCTTTACCAATGCCGGCGACGTAAGCGGCTATTTCCGCGTCGGCCGCGCCGGCGTTAGCATCGGCCAGTATCTCTACGTCAACATTGAATGGCCTCGCGGCCTCTATCAGATGAACGACTGGGGCGACGTGGTGACGACGCACGTTGACTGGAACGTTCACGTTGTCGAGGCCGACATTGACGGCAACCCGGTCGGCGCCGAGCAGGTGTTCCCCTTCACGGCCAACAATGGACAGAACGTCGACCCGCTGCGGCGGACCTATCAGATCAACTGCGGCCGGCCGGCGGCGTGGCTGGTCAAGTTGCAGCGCGTCACCGTGCAGTTTCCCAACGGCAATGAATTCAATGAATTCTACTGGCGCTCGCTCACCCTGGAATGCGGTCACAACCAGTCGACGGCCTACGGCGCCGTGACGCTGCTGATGGTGCGCCTGAAGGCCGAACAGGTCGCCTCGACCGCCGAGCGCCTGGTGCGCGTCCGTTGCACGCGGCTGCTGTCACCGATGGGCAATCCGGTCAATCCGCTGGCGCCGACGGCGAGCCCCGCTGACGCTTTCATCGACATTATGGTGAACCCGACCTACGGCGCCGGCCGGCCGCTGGAAGAAGTCGACTACAATCAGATCGCCCTGCTGCGGACCTACTGGCTGCCCTATGAATTCAATGGCGCCTACACACAAAAGACGACCGTATGGCAGGCGCTCACCCAAACGGTGCAGGGCGTCGCCGCCGCGCCGCTGCCGATCGGCGGACTAATGAGTGTGGCCCAGGACGGCCTGCGGCCGGCGCGCTCGATGATGTTTTCCGAGCAGAACATCGTCCGCGGTTCGTTCAAGCTCAGTTACCATTTCGAGCAGACCGGCGCGCCCGACGGTGTCGAGATCGAATACGTCGAACCCTACACCTGGACGCCGGCTTACCAACGCTGGCCGTTGGCCAGCGTGTCGCCGGAACGGATGAACCTATTTGGTTGTTCGAGCCCACAGCAGGCGGCGCAATTCGCCCGCCTGCAATGGCAGCGCCGGCAAATGCTGCGGCGCCTGGTCGAATTCTCGACCGAGTTGGAGGGGCTGATACCGCATCCGGCCGAGCGTATTGCCGTGGCCCATACCCTGCCGCGCTGGGGGGTGTCCGGATATGTCGCCCTGGTCGACGGGCTGGAACTCATGCTTGACCGGGTGCTGCCATGGGATGAGGTGGCCGGCCCTTATTACATGATGTTTCGCAACGAGCATTCGGGCGCGTCAAACGTGGTCGAGGTGGTGCAGGGCTGGAACGGCCCGCACTGGGTCACGCTGACCGCGACACCGTGGGGACCGGAGGGCGGCTGGGTCATCGGCCAGCGCCAGGAGGGTACGCACTTCACCTGGGGCGACGGCGAGCGCGTGGTAAAAGACTTCACCCTGACCGCGCTGGCGCCCAAGGGCGGCCAGGGGGCGACGACGGTCGACATCAGCGGCGTGGTCTATGACCCGGATGTGTATTTCGGCACGCTGGCCCATCTGCAATTTCCGGTGCCGTGATGACGGTCTATTACCCCGAAACCTTCCGCTGCGCGCAGATCACGCCCTATCAGATTGCCGTCGACATGGGCCTGCTGCGGACGGCGATGGACGGCGGCGCCTATCGCCAGCGCCGCGTCTATCGCACCATGCCGCACCAGTTCCGGCTGGAATTCATCATGACGGTGGTCGAGCTGGGCGCCTGGCAGGAATGGGTCAACGTCAACGCCTACGACTTCTTCACGATTCAAAAGCTCGAAAGCATGTACGCCGGCAAGATCGGCGAGATATCGAGCCCGCATTCCATCCGGTTCATCAGCAATCTTGACATCGACAACCCGGTTTATGGCTGGGTCCGGGTCAAGGTGCAGGCCGAACTGGACCCGTTGCAGGCGGCCAACTCAGGCCCGCTGGTGCCGTCCGATCACTGGATCATCGGCGGCACGCCGGCGGCGCCGAGCAACGCCAACACGATCATCGCCGGTTCGCCCGGCGCGCCGTCCAGCATCCGCATCAGCGCCGGCTCGCCCGCCCAGCCGGCGGCGATCATCGAACCCCCGCCGGAAGTCGCCCGCACAACGGAAGCAAACCTCGTGCGGCTCACCGAACAGAGCGAGATCCGAACGCTGTTGGAGATTTAAGATGAAGATTTCGGAAATGCCGGCCGCGTCGGCGGCCAATGCGACCGACCAACTGGAAGCCAACCAAGCCGGATTCACCCGGCGCGTTACCGTTACACAATTGCAGGCGACAATGGGCGGCAGCTACCTGCCACTGGCTGGCGGCGCGCTGGCCGGCCCCGGCAACCTGACGGTGGCCGGCACACTCGGTGTGACCGGCGCGCTGACCGGCACGACGGCGACGATGAGCGGCGCGCTGACCGGCACGTCGGCGACAATGAGCGGCACGGTGACGACGCCTGTTGTCTCGGGCGGTGCTGCAACCCTCGTGCTGAATGCGCCGACCGGCCAGCGCGTTTCAAAACGCATCAACAACGTCAGCATCGTCGAGACGCAGAACAATGCGATGTACCCCGGTACGACCAATACGATTGCGCTGGGCGCAACCACCAATCGTTGGGCAACCGTTGCTAGCGTGCTGGGCGACTTCACGGGCGCGCTGACCGGCACGACGGCGACGTTCACCGGCAACGTCACACTTAATTCAACGCTTGCCGTCGGTGCAGGCGCGGCAACGCAGGCTTTCGTCAAGGCCAGCAGCACCGCCAACCTTGGCATCTACTATGGAACGGGCGCGCCGGCCTTCACGGCGGCGAAAGGTTCGCTCTACTCCAACACCACAGCGACCACGACGACGACGCGGCTTTTCGTCAACACTGACGGGGCGGCGACGTGGGCATCTCTGACAACCAGCGCATAAGGCGAACGCCATGGTCGACACCTTTGCAAGAATGCGGCAGCTCACCGGCACGACGGCCGAGTGGGCGGCCAACGATTTGGTTATCGGTCTGGGCGAACTGGCCATTGAGATCGTGTCGGCCGGTGTCCACCGTATGAAACTGGGCGACGGCGCCCGAATGTTCAGCGCGCTGCCGTACTACGATCCCGGCGTCGGGACGTTCGTGATGAAGGCCGGCGACACCATGACCGGCCTGCTGACCACGCCAGGCTTCAACGTGCCGGACGGCGGCACGGCGAGCGCGCCGACCGTGGTCTACAGCGACGCGTCCAGAAACATAGCGACGACGGCGTTTGTCAAAAACCTGCTGGCGACCCGAGGGCAGGGCGACGCGATCTATAGATATGGCGGCGCCACGCTGGGCACGCCGGCGGCCGGCGCGGTGATCATTGACCCCGGCACCGACCCGGTGCGCCAGTTCGCATTGAGTGAAACCGACGCCGACGGGGTCGGCCGGTTCCTCACCCTGTTGCAGCCTGGTGATTCGCTGGTGATTACCAACGAAGTCACGCCGGTCACGTACTACGCCCGCTATGACCTGGTAAGCACCGTGACCGACCACGGCGCCTGGGTCGAATTCACCGCCCATCTGATCACGTTCAGCGGCATTGCCGAAGCGCCGCCGCTCAATACCCGGCTGAAACTGACCGGCTACCTCAACCTGGCGACTGGCGACGGCCCGATCCTGGGCGTGACCGCCGGCGACAACCTGACCGGCGGCGGCAATGTCGGCGTGGTCACGCTGGCGGTGCAGGGCTCGCCGGCGTTCACCGGCACGCCGACCGCGCCGACCGCGGCGGCCGGCACCAATACGACGCAACTGGCGACGACGGCCTTTGTCACCACGGCGGCGTCGACCAGCCTAAGGCTGGTCAGTGAGGCCGTGTCGACCGGCGCGTCCGGCGTCCTGGCGGTGACGTTCCCGGCCGCCGCCAAGATCGTGGAGCTGCATTGGGACTGCACGGTCAACCCGGCGGCCAATAACGCCTGGTCGATGGTGGGAATGGCCGGCAGCACGCCGCAGACTGCCGCAAAATACAGCGTAAGCAATCTGTTACAGACGGCGACGACGGTGGCCGGCGGATTCGTGGCCGCACAGGCCGGCTGGCAAATGCTGGGGGGTGAGTTTCGCTCATGGGGCCATGCCACGTTCCAGCAACCACAGACTGGAATCGGCTTTGTGAACTTTGCCGGCATCACTATGACAGGCACCAGGCAGCAAACCACGGCCGCGTGGGAAACCGACGGCACGATGACGCCGTTCGACGGCTTCCGCATCAATTGCAGCCCCGGCAACATGCTGACCGGCTCATACCTTCGATGCTTTGCCCTGGTGTGACCGTGCCGACATGCCCGACCGGCCGCCGTTCGACCCCGTCAGGGCGTGTTTTTATTTGATTGCAGCGGTTCTTGGCGTGCAATGCCTCGTGGCGCTGGCTGGGCTGGCTGCCTGCATCTATTGGTCCCGACACGTGGTCGAGGGCCGGTGGAACTGCGAGAACATCAACGCGACGCTTAACCAATTACTCACCGGCGCCCTGGCCGCGGCGCTGGCGTTCACGGCCGGGTTCGTTCGCAAAGATAAGTGAGCGCTCACAAGCGGCGGCGCTGTTGCGTCGACCACAACCTCGCGTATCGTCGGCGCCGATGAAAGCCAAGCGCCCGCCGTTCTATAGCTCCCCGCCACACACGAACGGCCAAGAGGCGGCCGGCGCCGGCCGCCCCGGCTGGCGCCGGTGATGGCACAAGTAGGCTGCCGCAGCGTCACGAAGCCCGGCGACATTGTCGCGCCGGTGAGTTGGGACGACCTCGCCCTGTTCCACATCAACAGCGCAGCCAACGCCGAGATACTGCCGCTGCGCCCTGACCTGACGGCGGCGCTGCGTTGGCGCCTGGCCAACCTGGTGCCCATCGCCACGGGCCGCGCTTACGAACCGATTTGGTTCAACAACCGCTCGATCATGCTCGCGGCTGTGTATCAGTCTGGGGATTATCACTACGGCACGCCGGAATCGGGCAGGCGCCAGGCGCTCGCCCGCTGGGTCCATGCGCGCCTGGTCAAAGAGGACGCCATCGCATGAGCTGATGGGTTTTAGCGAGGGGCCTGACGGTGGATTGGCTCTTTCGCTGTTGTCGTTTCGGACTCGGTTTGCTCCCGAGAACGAAGCGATTGAACCAATCCACCCAGACAGTGAGTGAATCATGTGGACATATGTTCGGTTGTCAACCTCCGTCGATTACACGGAGGGCAGGCCGTGACATTTTGGCATTACCATTGGGCGCTGATCCGCGCCCGCGAACTGGACCTGTCGACGTTCGACACGTTCGTTTTTGCCCATATGGCGCAACTGACAAACCCGGCCGGCGTGGTTGCCTATTCGATCACGTCCATGGCGGCCGACATTGGCTGCGAGCGCAAACGATTCAGCGAGGCCGTGCGTCGCATATGGGAGACGCCTTCAGTGTCCAGCAAAGGACGGTCCAAACACCCTGGGAAAGCGCGGATTTACTGCATGGTAATGGAACAGGAGGCGCGGGTTGTGGTCGAGGCCTGGCGCGCCGAGCAACGCGCCTTGGCGGCAGCGATTCGGTCAGTTCCCAAAATAAGGCGAAATGTGGAGACCTGGGCCTCACAGGCCCAGGTCCGGGCCTCACAGGCCCACACTACAAAGACAACAATTATGATTCATGAGCGCGACGCTCGTTTCAGCGATCCGCCCGAGCTGACGGCCGAACAGAAAGAGGCAACCAGGCAGAGGCGGGCGCACGCCCTGCGGAGGGGCCGGTGATGGTCGAGCCGGTGCCACTACGAACCTGCAACAATTGCCTGAACTGGCAGCCGACAAGGGAACCGTATGGCCAATGCCGTGCGAGCCTGCCCATGCCGCTGATGACACCCGATCGACTGATGGGCGAAGCGATATGGCCGCTCACCATGACAAGCGACTGGTGCGCGCATTGGCAGAGGAAAGAGACATGAGGCTATCAAGCCCAGCCAGTCGCGAATTCCTGCGCTCCAAGGCCTGGCGCATCGTCCGGGCAAGGCACCTAAGAGCCCATCCCAATTGCTCATGGTGCCCGGAGCGAGGCCCGAACGGTATGACGGTCGACCATGTCATTGCCCGTTCGCTGCGGCCTGACCTCGCCCTGGACCCGTCCAACCTTCAGACGTTGTGCAGCCAGTGTCATGGCCTGGCGAAGCAGCATCACGAGCGGGCGGCCGGCGACGTGTTTGCCGGCGGCTCGACGGGCGCCGGCTGGCCGGTCGATCCGGGCCATCCTTGGAACATGGGCAACGCTGGGCCTGCCGCGGCCCGCCTGTTGCCAAAACGACCCCCGGCTGGCCCGCGATACCGGCCGGAACCTAAAAACGCCGTACGACGCTTAAAACCCACCTAGCGAGGCATCATGGAAAACGTGACACCCCCATGCAACGACGACGAGGACGAAAGCGCCAGATATGCCAGGGCGGTTGCCCTGGTTGAAGATATTTGGCCCATGCTTGCGGCCAACGATGGCGCCGTTATTGGCATCGTGATTGCCACGCTGTTGGCGAACTATCTGGCCGGTTTTGAGCCTAACCAGCGCGTCAAAGAGGCGGCCGAGCTGATGGTGCTGGCGGCCGGCTATGACGATGACGAGGACGGCGGCGCTACCCAATGATCGACCCTGAACAGTTCCAGTTCCGTTGCGAGGCGATGACCTTGTGGCGCGACGGCAACCAGGCGGTGGTGAGCGCCAAAATCGGCGGGCGCTGGGTCCGCCTGGTCGCCGCCGATTGCCGGGGCATCTTCAACGTCGAGGTGCCAGGCCCGAGGCTGCGCGAGGTGAGCCGCGACGACTACATGACGGCCCGACGCCGCCGCCATAATCTCCACCTGGCCCGATTGGCTGCGCTGAAGATGGAGCCAGTGAAATGACACCGCCCTACCGACTCGTGGACCAGGCGACCGGCGAGACCGCCCGCGGCCCCGATGGCCAGGCCTGGGAATACATGGACGTGCCGCCGGGGCATGTCATCGAACTCTACGACACGACCAACGCCGCGGAACCGTGGCCACGGGTGAGCCCATCGCACATTGTGCGCCCTGGCGATCCTGAGCCGATCGACCCGCCAACACAGCCAAACGGGGGAAGCATGTTCAAACCAACCAGCGCGGCCGAATTCCACGACGCCTTGCAAGATGCTTTGCGCGCCGGCCGGTTCCTGATCCTCGATCCAACGACCGATCTCGACCTACAGGAACCGCTCAACTTTGAACTGATCAACGCCGGCGCGCCGCACGGCCTGATCGGCAACGGTGCCCGGTTCAACTGGAAGGGCGCTGGCGGTGGCGACATGCTGACGTTCCAGGCCGACAAATCACGCGGCGTGAACACCAACCTGGTGCTGGAAAATATCTACCTGTACGGCAACGGCTACGACGCGGCGCCGGCCGGTGTTGCGCTCAAACTCTACGCACCTACGGGTGATCCGGGTGCGATCTATAAATTCAAGCTGAAGGACATTTATGCCAACTACGCGACCCGCGGCATTGTCCTAGAGGGCGCTGTCTTTGAAGGCTATTGCGACAACATCCAAGCCGAGAACATGCGATCGCATGGCATGGAATGCCTGCACACCTACACCGAGGGCGAACACCAGGGCATTGTTTCCAACATCAACATCATCCATCCCAACCTGAGCCGGAACTACGGCGCCGGCCTCAAGTGTACCTACAGCACGAATCTGCTGTTCGGTTCATTCGTGCTGAATGCGCTGGGTGGTGTGCTGGCGCCTGATGGCCTGCGCTATGCCGCTGCCTGTAATGGGGAGAATACTGGGGAATCAGTATTTGTGCTGGCTAGTGCAGGCTATGGGTCGGTGATCACAGGCTGCGAGGGCTCATCCAACGCTGAGACTGTGGCCCGTGCCTATGAGGGTGGGCAATGGGTCGATAAGGGCGAGCCCATGCTGTACCTCATCGATGGGCCATGTGATCAGGCATACAATCATGTGTCCTTCTACGGCAGCGGCTCCAATCCTATGGAGGTGGTCAAGCCATGAGCCCGCCTCCCTTGCCCCAATGCCTGGCCCGCATCGAGCGTACCGCTGAATTCATGATTACCCAGGCCAGGCATGAGCTGCACAAGGGACGCACCGAACGGGCCTATGAACTCGACAATGTATCAACGCTGTTGCTGGTCGCAGCCAAGGAGATACGTGCCTTACACGCTGCCTTGATGAGTGCTCAAAGCGCGGTGTTCGTGCCGTTCACCGGGGGCACCCGCCAGGGAGGGGGGAGGGTGCCAAAGTAGGCGAATGGCCTCTGACCTCCCTGCGCCACACGCGAAAACTTGAGGACAGAAATTTGGGTTAAAGTAGTTTTCCGAGGTGCCTGGTGGCCTGGGCGCGCTATGGCCACCAGCCCGCCATTACTGGGTTGTAATGATGACCGTTAGACAACCGCGCAAGGCGCAGTCACAGACCGCGACCGGCAAGTCATTGGCGATTACCGCCGAGGCAAAGGGCGCCTATCCACCCTGGCCGAAAGACCTGGTCGACCTGCCCAGCAAACGCCGCAACCGTGAACGGTGCCGTGGCTGGTACGATTACTTTATCCGTCATCGCACGCCCGAAGCATGGCAGGCGGCCGACCATGTCCGGGTGGCAATGCTGGCGCGCCTTTGCACGTATTGGGAAGCCGAATGCTGGTTGCTGGGCGAGAGGATAGGCGGCGACCCTGCCCTGGCCGACAAGTGGCGCGCCGGCATCGCGCAATTGTCCCGAATGTTAGGCTTGTCGGTGGCGGTTCGCGATCCGCGCCTGGCTGCCAACGATAGCGTTGTCCGCGCCGAATACGAGCAACAACGGCTTGAATTGCAGGACGACGACTTGCTGGCAAAGCCGAGAATGAATTAACCGCCGCTTCTCGTCGCTTCGCTTCGCAGCTCACCGCAGCTCGCCGCTTCTCTGCGCTTCTCCCCGCGGCTCACCGCAACGCAACGCCCTAGACTCGACTAAACAAGGTTAGTACTCTCCCTGTTCCTCGCTTCTCTCCTCGTCGCCTCTCACCGCTTCGCTTCTCCGCTCATCGCATCGCACCGCTGAAAGGACACCCCATGAAACGGGTAACGATTTTTATTGAGGGTATTGCGCCATATTCCGCCTCGCGTGGAACCGACGACAACCCCCGCGCCGACCGCGAAACCCACGAGGACTACGACCAGCGGATATGGCGCGAGAAGGCCAACGTCACGCCTGAGGGCAAAGTCTGCATCCCCGCCATGGCGTTTAAACAGGCGATGGATACGACGGCCTACAAGCTGGGTGAAAAGGTGCCCAACCGGCGCGGCGCCACCTTTAAGAACTTCTTTGTATCCGGCCTGATATGCGAGGCCGACGCCGTGCTGCACGTCAACGGCAAGATATTGACCCGCGCCGACGCCGAGCCGGTGACGATTTCCGCGAATTCAGACGGCGTGCGCGGTTCCGGCAAGCGCGTTCCGCGGACGTTTCCAGTGTTTCGGAAATGGGAATGCGAAGTTGTGATGATTGTCACAGACGACATCCTCACCCAAGCCATCATCGAACAGCACGCCCGCGCCGCTGGTATCGTGGCCGGCGTCGGCCGGTTCCGCCCCGAGAAGGGCGGCCCCAATGGACGCTTCCGCGTGAAGAAGTTTGCGTGGGAGGATTTCAAGCTCTGACCGCCGCACCGCACCGCTTCGCGCCGCCCCGCGGCGCTACTCGCCTCGCCTCGACGCAGCTCCCCGCAGCGCTGCGCCTCGCCCCGCAGCGCTGCGCGCCGCATCTCAACGCAACGCATCGCATCGCAACGCGCCACTGCTCTCCGCACCTCACCTCATCGCAACTCACCGCAACGCCGCTCACCGCGACGCCGCTCACCTCATCGCCACTCCCCGCGGCGCAACGCTTCGCAGCTCACCGCTCCGCGCCTCTCCGCTTCGCAACGCAACGCCCCACGACACCTGAAAGGGAACCCCTCTCATGCCGCTATTTGTCCGCGCCGAAACGACCGACCGCCTTATCCGGTATCTTGCTGCATTCGACAAGGGCACGACTGTCACCTATGGCGACCTGTCCAAAACGCTCGGCGCCCCGGTTACGTCTAGAACCTCCGCTTTGCGCAGTGCCCGGATTGCCCTGCAAAAAGAGCACGCCCAGGTATGGCACGCCGAGCCCGGCGTCGGTGTGCGGCGCCTGACCGATCCGCAGATGGCCGAGCTTACGTGGTGGCTGCGCGGCGCCAGGGGCAAGCTCAATCGCGGCCGCAACCAGGGGAGCGTTGCCGATGTGGCGGTCCTGCCGGCCGACCAGCAAGTGCGCTTTGCGATTCAGAACGTCCAGGCCGAGTTGGCCTTGCAGGCGTTGGCGCGACCGACCGCAACGCGCCTGGCCAAGACGGTGCGCGGCAATGCCAACGACCTGCCGGCATTCAATATGGTGGAGTGGGCGATTACACTGATGGCGCCGCCTAAAAAGCGGCAGAAGGCATGAGATTTCCATAATGACCCTTATGCGAGGGGCCGATGGCAACGCAACTGACCGAGCACTTCAGCCTGGAGGAAATGACCCATAGCGATACCGCGAACGCCTGCGGCATCGACAACACGGCGCCGCCGGACGTGATCGACAACCTGACCCGGCTCTGCAACGTGCTGGAAGAAGTCCGCGTCGTCTGCGGCAATCATCCGGTGACGATCAATTCCGGCTATCGCTGCGAGGCGCTCAACGCCGAGGTTGGTGGCGTCGAGGACAGCGCCCATCGCTACGGCCTCGGCGCCGACATTGTCATCCCCGGCTACGGCGACCCGACCGACGTTTGGGAGGCGCTGATTTTTGTTGTCGAGGATTTGGGCATAGACCAGCTCATAGACGAATCGGGCGGCGGCGCCCGCTGGGTCCATATCGGGCTGTGCGAGGGCGAGCCGCGCTGCGAGTGCTTTGCCCTATGACCGACGACTGGTGGTATCTGCTGCCCGTGCTGGTGGCGATTTCTGCCGTCGTCGCGTGGCTGGTCCTGCGCTGGATGAACAGGCGCAAGCTGTGAAACCGCTGGCGATTGACCTGTTCTGCGGCCTGGGCGGCTGGACCGAGGGGCTGCTGGCCGAGGGCTACGAGGTGGTAGGCTTCGACATTGAGCGGCACGAATACGGCGGGAATCGCTATCCCGCCCAGCTCGTCATACAAGACGTGCTGACGCTCCATGGCCGGCAATTCAGGGACGCGGCGCTGATCGTGGCGTCTCCGCCCTGCCAGGCCTACAGCTATCGGGCAATGCCGTGGAAGCGCGCCAAGGCGCTGCCGCCGCCGGATAATACCCTGTTTGAATCGTGCTTCCGCATCCAACGCGAGGCGAGCGAAGCGGCGGCCCGGCGTGTTCCGATGGTGGTCGAGAATGTGCGCGGTGCCCAGCTCTGGGTCGGCCGGGCGCGGTGGAATTTCGGCTCGTTCTATCTGTGGGGCGACGTGCCGGCGCTGATGCCGGCTGGTGTGCCCCGTAAGTTCCATGCGAGCGGTGCCGCTTGGTTTGACAGCAATACCAAGGACTCGATGTTCGGGACGCTGGGGCCAGCCTCCTACTGGTCGTCGAGTCCTAAGCGCAAGTTCGCCAGCGCGATGATCGCCAAGATACCGTTGCCATTGAGCCGGCACATCGCGGCGGTGTACCGATGACCCGCGGCGAGCGTGTCTGTGAATTCATCACCCGGCATTGCAAGGTGCCCGAGGGCGAGCTGGTCGGCCAGCCGGTCGAGCTGGCGCCATTCCAGCGGCAATTCATTCTTGAGGTGTACGACAACCCGGCCGGCACGCGCCGTGGCTACCTGTCGATGGCCAGGAAGAACGCCAAGACGACGCTAATTGCCTTCCTGGTGCTGGCGCACCTGATCGGACCCGAGGCCAAGCAGAACGCGCAGATTGTGTCCGGTGGCCTGACCCGCAGCCAGGCGGCGCTGGTGTTTGACCTCGCGGTCAAGGTGTGTCGGCTCAACCCGAAGCTGGCGCGCCTGGTTCATGTGGTCGATTCGCTGAAGCGCATGAAGGGCCTGGCGCTCAATACAGAATATCGCGCTCTGAGCGCCCAGGCCGGCGCCGCTCACGGCCTGTCGCCGCTGGTCGCCATCCTGGACGAAGTCGGACAGATCGACGCCGAATCCTCACCATTCGTGGAGGCAATCACCACGGCCCAGGGCGCCTATGCGGCGCCGCTGCTGTTCGCCATCTCGACCAGCGCCCGCAGCGATCAAAGCATGTTCTCGATATGGCTGGACGACGCCAAGCGCACCGGCGACCCGTCCATCGTTGTCCATGAATACCGGGCACCCGATGGCTGCGAGGTCGATGACCCGAAGGCGTGGGCCGCCGCTAACCCGGCGCTGGGCATCTTCCGCAGCGAGGGCGACCTGGCCAAAGCGGCCGAGCGTGCCAAGCGGCTGCCCAGCGAAGAAGCGGCGTTCAGAAACCTCTATTTGAATCAACGCATTGCCCTTGAGTCGCTGTTCATCGCCCCGACCTTGTGGCGCGACAACGGCGACGCGCCAAACCTCGAGGTGATGAAGGCCAACACGCTGGCGATCGGATTAGATTTATCGGCCAGGGGCGACCTCACGGCGGCGGTGCTGGCGGCCCGCGACGAGGATGGGACGGGCCATGTCCACCTGTTGCCGTTCGTGTTCACCCCGGCCGGCACGATTGGCGAGCGTTCCCGCCGCGATCGGGCGCCCTATGAACAGTGGGCAAAGGATGGCTACCTGGTCGCGGTGCCCGGCGACGTGATCGAATACGACTACGTGTCCGGCTACCTCGCCCGCGAGCTGGAGACGCTGGGCCTGGACCCGGCGGTGGTCGCCTTTGATCGGTGGCGTATCAAGGAATTCCAGCGTAGCGCGATGGATACGGGTTTTGGCGGTGCCGCCGACTGGCAGGCCATCCCGCAGACCTACAGCGGCATGAGCCCGCGCCTCGAGGCGTTTGAAAGCCTGCTGCTGCAACGCCGCATCCGCCACGGCTGCCATCCGCTGCTAACGATGGCCGCAGCCAATGCCGTCACGAAGCTAGACCCGGCCGGCAACCGCATCCTGAACAAGGAGCGCGGCCGGCGGCGCATCGACCCGCTGGTGGCGGCGGTGATGGCGGCGTTCGCGGTCTATGACGGCGCGGCGGCGGATTTCGACGCCAAGGCGTGGATTGGCTAGTATTGCCGTTGCTGGCCGTAATGCTCTGGGCTGCGGTGGGCTGGGCGATGGATTTCTGGAACGATGAAGGCGCGATAAGCCTCGTGATATTGGCAATGGCTATATTGTTCTTCCTGATTCCCCTGGTGATGCCGTGACCTACATGGTGTAGAAATCCCCAAAAGGGCCACCAGTCCTAGGGGGATACCGTGACGGGCTTGTCACCGTTCCGTGCTTGTTCGACCTGGATTACGAAGGCCGTCGATGATGACCAGCGCATCATTGAGGGCGTGGCATCCAGTTCCGCGACCGACAACGCCGGCGACCAGCTCTTGTCCAGGGGCGCGGTGTTCAAGCTGCCCATGCCGCTTCTGATGCAGCACGACCGCGATCGGCCGGTCGGTGACGTGATCGTAGCCAGGGCATCCGATACCGAAATCACCGTCCGCGCCCAAATCGCCCGCGATACTGGCCTGGCCTACGTCGAGGACGCATGGAAGCAAATACGCGGTGGCCTGGTCAAAGGCCTGTCGATCGGCGCCCAGCCGCTCAAGGCCGAGCCGATCATGGACAAAGCCGGCCAGATGACCGGCGTGCGCTACACGGCCTGGCGCTGGATGGAACTGTCGGCCGTGACCCTGCCCATGAACATGGACGCCACGATTGACGTGATTCGCGCTTTCGATCCGTGGGGAGCGGCGGCATTCAGCCGGCCCGAACTGCGGCACGAGGGCGACGACGGCCCCGAGCCCGTGGGCCACGACTACCTGACCACCCGGCCCCGCGCCATTGCCGCCCTGACGGCGGCATCGCGTGCCTTACTGCATCGAGGCTAGATCATGTCCGTATCAGAACAGATTGCCGCGCTCGCCACCAAGCTCGCCGGCGACCGAACCATGCTGGAAAACCTCATCCGCTCGCTGGATGACAAGCCCAATGACACGACCATTACCGCCCAGGTCGACCAGCTCTCGGGCAGCGTGACCGCCGACAGTGCGACCCTGTCGACCTTGCAGAACGCCGAACGCGCCCTGATGACCCGCGCCCAGCCGGTGGCGCCGTCGATCATCACCGCCCGCCCGCGTGAGCAAGTGAAGCCGGAACACGTTTGGCGCGCCGGCGTGGTTTGCGCCGACGCCTATTTCAGCGGCCGGCCCTATGAGGAAATCGTGCGCGAGCGTTACCCCGACTCGGTGCTGACCCAGCATCTTTGCACGGTGGCGCTCAACCGTTCCGCACCGGGCCGCGGGTTTGAGGTGCTAACGCGGGAATTCCTGACCAGGGCGACGCAAGGGCCGGCGAACACCTACACGCCCGGCTATGCCCAGGAACTCGTCCACCAGACCTACGCGGCATTCATGGACCTGTTGCAGGAAGAATCCGCGGTGGCAAAGATTGCCTGGCGCGGTGATTCCTTCACCAACGGTTCGCCCATCGTGGTGCCCTACCGCGACACCCGCGGCGCGTTCCCCGACAACTTTGAAGCGGCGTTTAGGCGCGAGGGCGACCCCATCCGCGTCGGCCGCCTGGCGACCACGTCCAAGACGCTCTACCCCTACAGCATGGGCGTTATTGGCACGATGACCCGCGAACTCATGCGCCGGTCGACGCCGTCGATCGAGGCCATGATCCGCAAGGCCATGCTCGAAGATACCGCGGCCATCCTCGATAACGTGGTCTTTGGCGCCACCGCAGCCGTTACCGGCGTTAAGCCCGCCGGCCTGCTGTGGGGCATCAATGCCGCTGATACCCGCGTGGCCACGGCGACGCCGACGCCGGCCGACATCGACATGGACCTCAACAAGATGATCAACCAGCTCGTCGCGGTGCGCGGCCTGGGTGGTCCCCGGACCTACTGGGTGATGAACCGCAGCAACGCCGCGGTGCTGGCCGGCCTGCAAACGGCGCTGGGCACGCCGGTCAATCCCGGCACGACCATGAACGGCGGCACGCTGAAGGGGTTTTCGGTGGCGACCTCGTCCAAGTTCCCGGTCGACCAAATCCTGCTGGTCGACGCCGACGCCATCTTCTTTGTCGGCGGCGCGCCGGAATTTGAAATGTCGACCGAAGCGACGTTGCACGAAGAAAACACGACGCCGCTACAGATTGGCGCCCCGGCGACGCCGGTGCGCTCGCTGTTCCAGACCAACAGCGCCGCGCTCAGGATGATTCAGGAAGTCTCCTGGGATGACCTGCGCGTCGGCGCCATCCAGCAATTGACCGCGGTGGCCTGGGTCACGCCGTAAGATGAGGGGTGCGGGTTGCTTTGCGTGGATAGCAACCCGCCCGATTAGGGGAGGCCTGGCGTAGCGGCCAGCCTCCCCACTTTTTGAAAGGGCACGCCATGGCGCTGGCTAATCATCTGCTGACGGCCTGGGTTTGGCAGGGAACCGCAGCCGACAAGGCCGTGGGATTTGTCACCATGACAAAGGCCGAATTTGACGCCGCGAAAGCCGAGGGGCGCGCTCAAGACCCTCGCGTCGGCGCCCTGCACCTGAAGCCCATCACCCGCGCCCTGTTCGTGCCGGCGCCGCCGCCGGAAGGCACGCCCGCCACCGCGCCGGCGCGGCGCGGCCGGCCGTCCACCAAGTTTGTCCAGGCCGAGGGCTAGACTTGTTCCAGTGGCTCCGCCGCGCCATTGCCGAAGGCGCCTGGCGTATGGCGTATGGGTCAAGCATCGAAAGCGGCCGGCTATTTGAAATCCCGTTCGGCAACGGTTGGGAGAGGGGCTTGCGCTTGCAGGGCGGCCCGATCGACGGGCGCGGCGTGCCGGCCGCCTATGCCTGCGTCATGGCGTTCGCCCGCGCCATCAGCCAGTGCTATCCCGAACACAAGCGCCTGAATGACGCCGGCAAGCGCGAGGTGATCAACACGTCACCGGCATCGCGGCTGATGCGAGCGCCGAACAGCTATCAGACGTTTGACCAGTGGTTGTTCAACATCGTCGCCAGCATGGGCTTTGACGGCGAGGCGCTGGCGCTGATCGTGCGCGACGATCGCCAGGCCCCTGTGGCGCTCCACCAGGTACCGCGCCGCGCCTGGCAGCCCTGGGTCGATCCCGATAGCGGCGCGGTGTTCTATCAAATCGTCGATTCGCCCGATGGCCTGTACCGCATGGGCGCCCTGCTGTTGGTTCCGGCGCGAGACTGTATCCACTTCCGCCAGCATACCCCGCGCCATCCTCTCGTCGGTGAAACCGACCTGGCGGCGGCGGCGCTGGCCACCGGCATCAACGTCGCCCTGTCGTCTGCCCAGGCGGCATTTTTCAACAACATGGCCAGGCCGGCCGGCATCCTGTCGACCGACCAGGCTCTTAGCCGTGACCAGATGACCCGGCTGCGCGAGGCCTTTGAAGCCCAGGCGGCCGGCCTGTCTCAAGGCAAGCTCCCCATCCTGGGCAACGGGTTGAAGTTTCAGCCGCTCGCCATCAACAGCGTTGACGCGCAATTGATAGAAACCCAGCGGATGAGCGTTGAAGAAATCGCCCGCGTGGAAGGGGTACCCCTTCCGATCATTGGCGATTTGAGCAAGGCCACCTTCAACAACACCGAGCAGCTCATCAATCTTTGGCTGTCGATTAGCCTGGGCAGCAAGATCGAGAACATCGAACGCACGCTAGACCGGGCCTTTGGGTTCGACCGGCTGGACTATGTCGAGCTGGACACCAACGCCCTGCTACGGACCGACCTGGCGGCGCGCATCGACGCCCTGACCAAGGGCGTCCAGGGCGGGCTCTACACACCTAATGAGGCCCGCGAGTTGGAGGGGCTCGACCCGAAGGCGCAAGGCAACGAACCGATGTTGCAGGCGCAGATGACGCCGTTGTCATATTTGGGCAAGATTGCCGAACAGGCGGCCAAGCCGGCGCCGGCGCCGGTGGCCTCCAAGCCGACGGCCGAGAACGACGACGCGCCCGATCCCGAGAAGTCTTTTGACCCGGCGCTGGCGGCGACCTTGCTGCGCGCCCGACTGGAAAGGCGCGCCCATGCCTGACCTGGAAACCACGATGGTAGACTGGCTGGAACCGCTGATACGGCGTCTTGAGGCGGCCGAGGCGGACCTGGCCACGCTCAAGGCGCACCGCCTCGACGCGCCGGCCTGGGCGCCCGGCGTCTATCGCCAGGGCGACGTGGTCCAGCATTTTCACGGCCAGTATTTCGAGGCGACGGCCGACACCCACCTTGAGCCCGGCGACGGCATCGCCTGGCGCCGGCTGGGCTTGCACGGCTTTCGCTACCGCGGCCTGTACGTCGAGGGCGCCGACTATGAAGCGGGCGACCTCGTGACCCGCGACGGCGGCATGATGCTGCAAACCACCGGCGCCCTGACCTGGTTCGTGCTGCGCGGAAAGACCGGCAAGAACGCGCCCCGCCCGCTGGTGGAGGCGGCGGCATGAGCTGGGTTGACGACACCCTGGAGGATTTCAAGACGTGGCTGGGCGGCACGCCGGACGACGCCGCGGCGACGCGGGCGCTCACCCTGGCGCTGGCGACCGTCGAGACCTGGCTAGACCGGCCGCTGGAAAAGGCAGAGCGGGTTCAAGAGGATTGGCCGGCCTACGGTGTTATTTTGTTGCGCGCCTGGCCGGTCGAGAGCGTATCGGCTTTGACAATTATCAACGGCCCGCCGCTCGACCTGGCCAATCTGCGGCTGGACAAGCGCACCGGCCGGCTGCTGGCGCCGGGCTGCTACTACACCCAGGCGACAACAACCTATGTCGGCGGATTCGACCCCATGCCGGCCGACCTTGAGCTGGCGCTGTGGCAGATCGCGGCGGCGTTTTATCCGACCGCGCAGTCGGCCGGCGGCGCGTCGACCGGCCAGGCCGTCAAGCGCGTGACCACGCCCGATGTCGGTACGGTGGAATTCGTGTCGAGCGGCGCCGCCGGTGGGTCGGCCGATGCGATCCTGGGCGCGACCCTGTCACCACAGATCGAAAGCCTGCTGCAACGCTATCGCGCCGAGTCGGTCGTGGGTGGCGCCTGATGTTTGCCTATTCCATCCCGTTTGCTGCCGTCCGTACTGCCTGGGAAGCCAACATCGCCGGCCTGTCGGCCCCGGCGACCTGGACAGCGGCCGGGCAGCCGCTTGCCATCCGCGTCGGCTTCAGCGTGGCTCGCAATACCGACGTGGCGCTGGCTAACGCGCTGGGCGTGGGAACGCGCATCATCACCATACGGGCTATCGACACGCCGACCCGCGTGCCCCATCCGCTCGACCGTATCGAGGTGGCGGGCGAACAACTGACCCTGGACGACGTGCAACCCGTTGTCTTTATGGGCCAATTGGTCGGCTGGCGCTGCCTGTCGGCCGGCGCGAGGCCAGGGCCATGAGCGAAGCCTACAAGCGATCCCTGGTCCGCGGCTGGTGCCAGGCCGTGACGGCGGCGCCGTTCGTCCAGACCATCAACGTCAACGACAAGCCGCTAGTAACGGCGCCAACCTGGTTTACCGTCGTCTGGGAGCCCGACGCGGCGGAAATCATCGGCTATTGCGGCATCAGCCAGGAAATCGGCCAACTGAATATCATTGTGGCCGGCGAGCCCAACCTGGGCGACGGCCCGGTGGCGGCGGCAATGGACGCGATCGTGGCCGAGCTGATGGCCAAGGCCGACCCGGAAAATCAATTTGTGATCGAACGCGCCCAGGCGACGGCCGAGGAATCGGCGGGCACGGCCGACCGCTGGTATCGCTTACGGACGCCGCTCGACTATCGCTACCTAACAGGAGGGCCATGACAATGCCGGCAAAAGCCTACAGCACCAAGGGACTTAAGATATGGATCGGCAGCGCCGAGGCGCCGACCGAACTCGCGCCGACCGCCATCAGCCTGGCGAAACCCGCCGTCGTCACCGTGGCCAACAGCGCCGCCGATGGCGACATGGTCTATGTCGCGACCACGGGTTTTCCTGAAATCGACGGCAAATGGTTCCCCGTCGAGGCGGTGAGCGCGACCGCATTCAGCCTGACCGGCTCCGATACGACCGGCTCAAGCGGCGCGCTCGCCACGACGCCGAGCGTGCAGCTCCACGCCCAGACCGACGCTTATGACCTGTCGTGCCTGGCCAAGGGCATCACGTTCAACAGCGACGCGCCGGCAGCGATCCAGGCCGGCACCTATTGCGACCCGTCGCTGGCGATCGCGAGCCCGATCATCCCGCCGACAACCATCGAATTCGCCGGCAACATCAACGTCGATGATCCTGCCTACGGCGAGATGATCGCGGCGACAGAGGACGGTGTCAGCCGGGCCATCGACATCGAACTGCCGTTTGAACAGGGCGACATCGTTTGCCCTGGCGTCTTTAGCCTCGTGACCTGGGATTTGCCGGTCGACGGGATTCAAGGTTTTACCGCCACCGTCACCTGTAACAGCAAACCGGCGCATCGCTGGTAGGAGCATCCATGGCAGGAACCAATGGACACGACCCGGCCGGCCCGAACGATACCGTAACGGCCGACGAGCTCGACGGCCTGCTGGCCGGCCTGTTCGAGCCGACGCCCTATGAGCTGGCGCCTGGGCGCTGGATCGAGATACGCCCGCTGATCCTGGCGAACGCCGATCGGCTCTACATGGGCGGACTGCAAGGCGCCGGGTTACAGAAATTCCTGTTGGCGCGCTGCGTCTACATCAACGGCAAGGTGCTGGGCGAAGCCGGCGCCGACCGGCTTCCGATCGGCCTGGCGAGCCGGCTGGTGCCGGTGGTGATGGGTGCCAACGGAATGGAAATCGAGACGGCGGCAGCCGAGGGCGAGGCAACGACGGACCCAAAAGCCTAGCGCGCCGCTGGCGCCTGGCTCAATTCGCGGTGGCCGAGCTGCTGGGAAAAACCGTTAGGGAGTTACGCGCCACCATGACGCTAGGTGAGTTTCTCGGCTGGCAGGCCTACGCCCAGGAAAAGAACCGCACGCTGGCCAACCAGGCGGCGACGCCCGATGCGCAACGGGCCGTGCTGCCCGAGCTGGGCGCCCTGGGGCCTGGCGGCGTCGCCCATGCCCTGCGGGGCCGCTGATGGCCAAGGTCACGGTCCAGGGATTGGCGGCGCTGGTCGAGGAACTGAAGAAGTTTCCCGAGGCCTTGCAGGCGCGTGCCACGCAGACCGGCGTGCGCAAGGCGGCCGGCAAGCTGCGTACCGCGCTGCGCCGCGGCGCTTACGCCAAGATGCTGACCAGGAACCGCAAGCGCACCAATCGGCTGCGCTCCGGCATCCGCTCGGCGGTGGGTAAAAAGCCGGCGTTCAAGGGCAAGGCCTGGGTGGCGCTCAAGGCGTCGGCCGGCGAGCCCCGCCCGCGCTATTACTACAAAACGCTGGAACAAGGCCGCAAACCGTACCAGCGCAAGGCCATGGTGGGCGGCAAGCGCCGGCGCGTCGGCGGCAAATACGCCGGCTCACCGCCGATGAAACCCTTTTGGTCACGGACGGTGCGCCAAACCGGGCCAATGGTGCAGTCGATCCTTATGGATGAGACCCGCAAGGCGATCGCCTACGAGGCCGGCAAGGCTTACGCCCGGTCGAAGGGTAGGCGCTGATGGCAAACTTTAGCGACCTTGTCGTTAAGCTGGAGCTGCAACAGGCGGCGTTCAACAAGGGCATGGACGACGCGGCCAAGCGGATGGCCCGCGTCCAGCAATCGGCCAGGCAAGCGCAATCCGGCCTGGCCAGCCTGGAAAACGGCATGAAGGGTGTGGCCCAGGCGGCGGCGGCGGCCGGCGCGGCGTTTGGCACGTTCAAGGGCGTCCAGGCCATCACCAAGGCGGCCGACGAAGTTCGCAACCTACAGGGCAGCTTCACCGCACTTCTGGGCAGCTCCGAGCGCGCCAGCGACATGATGCTGCGCGTATTCAACGTGATCGACCGCACCGGCGCGCCGCTGGAGGCCGTCGCCGGCGCGACGCAACGACTGGCGATCGCCATGACGGCTATGGGCGCCAGCAACGCCCAAATCGAAACTCTCGCAGAAACCTTTATCAAACTTGGCAAGGTTGGCGGCGCGAGCGCGGCCGAGACGGCGGCCGGCCTGCAACAGCTTGGCCAGGCGCTCGCCAGCGGCAAGCTGGGCGGCGACGAACTCAAGAGCATTCGCGAGAATGCGCCGCTGGTCGCAGAAGCGATCGCCCAGGGCATGGGCGTTACGACCGGCAAACTGAAAGAGCTGGGCGAGCAAGGCAAGCTGACCAGTGATGTCGTCGGTAACGCGCTGATCGCCGC